TTACCAGTTACAATCAATGTATTAGCTAATGTAGTATTGCCAGTTACCACTAATGTATTAGAAAGTCTAGTATTACCAGTTACGGTTAAGGTATTAGATAATGTAGTATTGCCAGTTACAGTTAATGTATTAGAAAGTCTAGTATTACCAGTTACAATCAATGTATTAGATAAATTAGTATTACCAGTTACAACTAATGTATTAGAAAGTCTAGTATTACCAGTTACAATCAATGTATTAGATAAATTAGTATTACCAGTTACAACTAATGTATTAGCCAAACTTACCGAATTAATATGACTAATTGTTCCAACCACTAATAAATTAGCTTGCATAGTAACATTAGAAGTGATAATTAATGTAGCAGGTGATGCTACTGATCCCCCTCGTAGTGCTGTGCCAGCAAATATAGTATTTGCACCAAAAATTCCGGTAATGTAACCATTTCCAGATGATGAATTTCCTGAACTACTATTATCAACCGTTATTACATGATTACTAATCGCACCAAGAGCTTGATTTACTTTACCTATTAAATTACTAAAGGTATCTGCGGATACATCGACATTGGCAATTGCTATACTCATTAAATTTTCTTCTCCAATACTATCTTCATTAGAAGATTTTTAATATCTATGATATCTTGCTTTAGTTCTTGATGCTCTTCATACATTTTTAATAATTTTCTATCGTTATTTCTTTTATTTTTATATGACATAAGAGAGTCATCATCAGTATTTAGTATAGCTTTATTATTATTATCCCTAACTAATTCTGGGTTATCTATTACTTTATGTTTCATTATATTTGAACTGCTATTGCACGCATGTCTCCAACTCTAGGAACAATATAAGATTGATCACTAGTTAATATAATTTTTAACGCAAAAGTATTATATCCATCAAAATATGAACCATCCTCATTATAATATCTTACAATAGAACTATTATTTGCATTTAGGAATGCAGTAGGAGTTAATGTTGCATCTGTTCCCGAACTAATAATATATTGTAATTCTTTATTATCAGATAAATCCACTTTACTAGAATATGGTTTAGGAGTAACTTCCTCCATTAATGACCAATATTTGTTATCCAGACTTTCTGAATCTTCTCTATTCAGTAATTTACAAAATACATAAATCTCAGTATTAGCTGGTCTATATGCAGTAAGATAAACAACTAAATCTTCCGCTTCCTGAGTTAGAAGAACTGACTTGGAAATATATTTATTGCCCATTTTGCCACCAGATGGTGATGCCTCATTAATAATTAATTGACTATTAGCTCTGGATACTTTATTATGAATTAATAAAGCTGATCTTTTAATATCATTTAAAGTTGGAGTTAGATAATCTGTATTTGAAGTAAAATCTGCTTTTATTTGAAGTGATTTTGTTCCCCCATCAAAATAAAGTTCATCTGATCTTGATCTTACAACTCTACTTTTATCAACTAATTTCTGATTTTTATCGAATTCGACATTTATGAACGAAGTGTCTAAAGTATTAGATGCTAAAGATGTCCCTTTGAATGATAGAGTTAAATTAGTTTTTGGTGGTTCTGCTCTTGCAAATTGTGGAACAATTTCATCATATACATATACTCCTAATGAATATAGATTAGCGGCTGTTCCAGAAATTTCACCAATAAGTAATGGATTAGTATTCTTAGAAACATACAGTTCTCTAAAATTCATTGTGCTATTAGCAGTAGACCTTTTTAAAATTAAATCTCTTGTTCCATTAATATAAGTTTCTTCTCCATATAATGCACCATTAGTATATAAAAACCCAATGGTAGCATTATTATCATTAAATGTTGGAGATGCATTTATAGTTAATACAGTATTGGCCGCACCATTAACAACACCTAAAATTTGTCTAATATCAGTTTGTGATTGCCCATTAGAAGATAGATAAATTAATTTATTTGTTGCATTAAGATAAGCAGAGTTTGCAGGAGTAATTGTTATTGTCGTTGAAGTCTTGCTAGTCAATACATTACTCGAACCAATGACACCATTTGAAACAAAAACTTTTTCTCCGCGCAGAAATGGCTTACTATTCGTTAATACTTCTCTCTGTAGAAATTCAGTATTAGCATTAGTAAATGTAAGATCGCCTACTAATGTTGGAAATGTAGTTCTAACCATTCTGAATTTTAAATCTTCATTTTGATATGGCGTCCATGTTCTTCCATTAGAAGATGTAAGTAATACACCAGTAGATGGATTTGTAGAAATTAATCCTTTTCCACCAACATCAGTTTTACTTAATTCAGATGTCCACAATTCAAAATCTGGATGATCGCCATCAGCGGATATTACCATAGCATATTCTTTTTGTGTTTTTAGAAATGGAGGAACCCCAAATAAAAACGCAACACCATCTATTGAACTATTTAATTTAGCTTGGGTATCATAACCTGGAATAATTGTTCTAAGTGTGCTGGTTAAATATCTACATTTAGCAAAAGGAACAATACTTTGTGTAGGAATGCCATTTTCTACTTCATGAATAGCTAATGTAATTCCTATATTATCATCATCGGGAATTTTCCCAAAAAATAATTGAATAAATGTGACAAAAATACCAGGAGTATCATATGTTGGATCAGTTACATAGAAAGTTTGTGCAATCATTAAAATATCATTCCTTATTTATTTAATATAGATTATATATTAACCACCCTCTGAACTTGTTCCATCAGGAAGGGTATATCCATCTGGTATTTGTGTCCAACCACTCACATCATGTCCTAGGAGCGCGTATGCCCATGCTACATCAGCACTACCAGAGAGATTAACAAAGGTTACATATCCGGGACTGTCCTCGCCATTTACCATAGCATATGAATAGGAAATTTCTTGACTATTAACATAACCATCAATTTCTGGCGTAGCAGTTGGTGGAGTTGCTTGTGAATTAATTAAATAAGTCTGTTGCTGATCCCTAGAAACCACACCATTTTGATATTGTGTTGGTGGAATAATAGTTGGACTATCTGATATTGGAGTATTCAAACTGGTTTTAGTTAGAGTTGAACTTAAATTAATATCATTTGGCTGTGATTGTATATTTAAGGATGATTTTGAAATATCAATATTGCTACCAAAGAATATTGCAGAAGCCTCAGATGTAATTGTATCACTAGAAGTTACAACATTGATAACGTCAATAAGTTTAAATATTCTTTCCCCAGATAGGAATATCCCTTTTGGAAGATAAAATAATCCATATATTGAACCTGTAGAATCTGTTTTTAATTGGCCACCATAAGTTCCTGTTGGAGTATAAGTGTCCGAAGTTTGTCTACAAAAAATGGACACATTAACATTATCAAAAAATGGATATACAATAGTATTGGGTTTTAATGCAAATCCATAGAATTTGATTAAAATAGGATCAAGGTATGGTGTAATATTAATATCTTGAACATAATTGCCAGTAGAGAAAGTTTTAGATGCCTGTGAAGGAACTACTTCCGCTGATAGATTATTTTCAATACCACTTATCCCACTCTCAACTCTATATGATGAACCAATAAGAACGTGATTCGCCACTTTAACATTACCTAATGTAGCCAAATCAGCGGTTAATGCTGGATTAGTTGTAACGTCTATCTTATGATTGCCAGGAGGATCAAGAATAATTCCGCCTTTGAATGTAAATACTGTTCCCTCTGATACTTTTCTCAATTTACTTGCCACAGGCTGACTTACTAATTCCGCCTGATCCGCACTTAACATTGTAACTTTATTTGTAGTATCACTTTTATTATTAACATATCTATCATATGTAGTTACCGCAGTATTACTACCAGGGGAAATCATAAGATCAATCCAATTCATCATTTGTCTTGGAACGATCTCTGAATTTTCAAAATCATAACCTGGGGAGAAATTCTGAAATTCTACGCTATCAGTATCAGAAACTAAAATATCATTGAATGAATCTACTAGAAATCCATTTTTAAATCTATCATTTCCACTACCATCTAAAATTTTCATTTGTTTGGTGGCTGTTTCTAACAGACTTAATGTTGTATAGTATTCGAGACGATTAACACGTTGCTCTAAAGTTCCAATGTCTTTCATAGTAAATCTTTTAGTTTGTTGGACTGATAGATTTACTGCATAGTCTGGTCTTTTATAACTTACTGATAAGTTATATGGAAGTGATGGATATGGAGGAATATCAAGAACTGCAAGAGTCATACTATTTTGTTTATCTGATGGTGTTCTTGGTGAGATTGATGGAATTCCTTCTTTAACACCAACATTACCTTTAGTATCAACATATAATTTATCAATACGACCAACATAATATGAGAAATCTGTAGTGAATTCCTGATCTGGCGTAAATGAATATGCCCCGCCGCTTGCAATAGCATAATAAGCGGTATTGCTTGGATTTTCTGTAGCAGTATTTGCTAATGTTGCACTGTTGGCAGTATTGGCTTTTATAGGGCGGAAATCAATAGAATCTCTAAGGTCTAATTTAATGCCATTTGATCCAGTAAATAATGGGATTTCTTGTGTTGTGATAGCTGATGTATTAGAGGTATTGGCATCATCAATTGGATAAGACTCTACTGAAAGAAATCCAACTCCACTTGATCTACTATGAGTAAAATGATCTACTTCAATTAATAATCTATCAGTAGAATTTAATGTATATCCTGGTTTTAGATATATCTGTCCAAGTTCATATCTATCATCTCTCTGGCCATCATCTAATGTAAAATTATTCATAGCATTTTTATTTGATGTGCTATATTCACCATATGTTGATGTAGAATTTCCTTGATAAATTCCACGTAGTTTATGGATATCAGGAAGTCCTAATGACCATGGACCCGTGGTATTAGATGTATTAATATTAATTTTAACAAATCTATTTTTGTTAATAACTTTAGATGCACCAACCGCAGTTTCTCTTCTGAGATTATAATATGCTGTAGCATCTAAATCTTTATTTAATGTAGTTCCAAGATAAATATTTGCAGAGCTAGTAGAAACTACTATAATATTAGCTGTGGGTTTAGTCATATTGACGACACTTCCAGCAGGAATATGTCTCATTACTTTGGCGCCGGCTGGGAATGTTCCCACAAATGCAGTATTTACATTCAATGAAGTATTAGAATTCACAACAGTAATTTGTCTTAATTCTGCTGTTGTTGAATTGGCAACATAGATGAAATCGCCAGCCTCTAGGTATAAATCGGATGATGTATTAGCAAAGAACGTTCCTGTTCCAGTAATAACATTTCCTGATGTAGAAACTGTTCCATTTAAATTCGCAGTATTAGCAGAATTGGTTGCAATAATCATAAAATCTAATTCTGATGTGGCTGATAAGGTTCCACCACTATATGGCAATTCTTGACCGGATGTTCCTACGCCAGTGGTGGGAATTGATAATACACCAACAGAACTTTGTGATTGAGTAAAGGTGAAATTATTAGCTGATCTAAAATTATATTGTGTAACATAATCATCAGGAGCGGAAGATGAATTTCTTAAATTTCTTACGGCTCTCTTACCTAATGGCAATACTAAACTGGATAAATTAGTTTCCTTCAATACCGCCAGACCAGATTCTAAAACTAAATCACAGAAGGCTTTACCTAATCCAGAATTGGCGTATATGGATTTAACACTACTAAATGTTTTCCCGCTATTCATTTTAATATTAAATAAATATACTTTATATTGTGCCGTAGATTTGCCAGGAATTCCGCTGTAATACAGAATAGTTCTTATATTAGCAGTTCCAATTTCATTACCCTGAACTGTTCCTCCGCTTAATTGACCAGTGGAAACGGACGCCTGTGTAGTATCTCTGAGACTAACCCCAACGTTGGTTAATTGATTAATATTAAATACCCCAGAAAATTCAGAAACATAAACATAATTACCAAAGTTACCAGTGATAGTCTGACTTTCTACATATTCTACATCATTGCCTTTTCTTACAGCAATATTACTTTTATCATTGAATTCTACTCTATACCCATGAATATAACCAATACCTTTATCTACAACAGCATTTAAATGTGTAGTATTAGCCAGATCATCTGAATATTTTATTCCAGTAGTAACATTGAATGGAGATACAACATAATTACCACTTTCTTCATATGTTCTACGGGCTAATTCATTTCCTAAATTAGCATATTGTGGATCAGTTAAAATACGATTTGCTTTACCATCTACAAATGTTGCTATTGTGAAGAAATTAGTAGTATTAGTTGTGCTGACACTATCTGTAGTTCTAACCGATAGTAATGGAGTTAATTTTAATCTATGTGATCCAGGGGCATTGTAGTTAAATGAACCTTGTGCATTATCAAGTAATGATACATCTATTTCAGGAGTAATAATTTCTTCTTTAGTTGTAAACCCAATAGATACATTATTTGGATTAGCATCATATTTAGACACTACTATATTTTGTTCCGCAACTCTAATAAATGTTCCCTTGTGAAAAATTTTCCCATCAGAAATACTAGCAACAAATCCATTACCAGTTGGTGTCATTGATGAATTAGCAACTGTAACTGTGGCAAAATTAACATTAGCAGATGTGTATACAGTTAAAGTATCATCTGCATTAAATATAGATTGTTGCGTTCCATTAGTATATAAACCACTATTAGTATATTTAATATATAAAGTTTTTAAATCTGGGCTGCTGCCTTCTGACCCTTCATATGAAGTTACGACATATGCATATAAATTGCTTGTGGAGCGTAAATATTTTCCATCTAAATCTATTGTTGAAACTGCCGCTCCATTTTGATAATTATCTGTTAATTTTAAATAATTAACATTAGTATCAAAAGATAGACTACAACCATCTATAACTGATCCGTCAACAAAAAGATGTCCACCTAATTTCTCAATTTGATCCTGTTGGATTGATTGCATTTGAGTAAGCTCACGAGCCTGAACAGCCGTAGCAGGTCTAAATAAAAGTCTATAATAATTATTAGTTTCATCGAAATCGTCATAATATGGGACTTTATTTAAATCAGTTTCTAATGGCATTTAGGTATCCTTAAAATTTAATCAACAATCTTACTGTTTCTTTAGTAGTTGGAGTCCGCTCAATATATTCTCTATTTTCTATATATAATACCTCACCACTATCTCTTACTAATTCGGGATAAATAATTGTATTACTTAGAGATACATATCCATTAGCACCAGAAGTTACTCCAACAATATAATTAGTATTACTGATAGCCCATGTTCCATCTACATCAGAAATAACCAATACTGGATATACTCTTGATACGGCAGAATTCGCACCGGATGTGCTGCCAGTAATGAAATATCCACTTTGATTACTAAATTGTCCGCTAATATTTGTCAATTTCATATATGTTGAATTAGCAAATCTCATTATACCTATAGCTTCAGATGTATTTTGAGTTATAGTTTCATTCTGAGAAAATGGTATAGTATTTCCAGTAAAGGTTAAATCTATATCATCCACGTTAGAATACACAACAGCATCACCTAATTTGCTACCAATAACATAAGACCTCAATTGAATCGTTTCATTATTTTGGAATGATTGAGTATTGGACGATAAAGTAATTCTACCTAATTGAGAAAATCTAGAGAATGTTGTTGGTTTAGTATTTGACGCTAAACTAAATCCTGCTGAATTTGAATAAGTATTGGTTGATGTATCATAAATTGTTTCTCCAATAGAGAATGTTCCTGATGCATTAGTAACTTCAATATAATGATCATCCCTAGCAACTAAAATTCCTTTTGCCCCAGTATTTTGCTGATAAATTACTTGTGTTCCTGGGTTCTTCTGAAACACATTTAATGTATGAACTCTCGTATTACCAACTGACCCCGACTGCAATCCTAAAATAGAATCATTTGCATTATTAGCTGCAAAACTTCCTCTTATATCATCAATGTATAACGTTGTATTGGTTCCA